GTGGTAAATGGCAAAAGCCCAACAACATACTAAATAATTGGCGTGTTACCAAGACCTGTTTACGTTTAGGTAGTAAGATTATAGGTAAGTGTATGATGGGTTCGACCTCTAATGCGTTGAGCAAGGGGGGAGATAACTTCAAGAAGCTCTATGAGGACTCAAATGTAAGGGGTCGTAACGCTAACGGGCAGACTAAGAGTGGGATGTACGCATTATTTATTCCTATGGAGTGTAATATGGAGGGATTCATAGATATCTATGGGATGCCTGTACTGAGAAAGCCGAAAGAGCCTATAAAAGGTGTTGATGGACAGATGATTTCCAATGGGGCTATTGATTATTGGGAGGCAGAGGTTGATTCACTCAAGAGTGACTCCGATGCGTTGAACGAATTTTACCGTCAGTTCCCAAGAACAGAATCTCACGCATTTAGAGATGAGAGCAAACAATCATTATTCAACTTAACGAAGATATATCAGCAGATAGACTACAATGACTCTATGATTAAGGAGCATTACCTCACTCGTGGTAACTTCCATTGGAAAGATGGCGAGAAAGATACGAAGGTGGTGTGGAGTCCTGAGAAGAATGGCAGGTTTCTCGTTAGTTGGCTACCACCGGCACACCTTCAGAACAGATACTTTGAAAAGAACAATATGTTCTATCCCGGCAATGAGCACATCGGAGCGTTCGGTTGTGACCCCTATGACATCTCAGCAGTGGTTGGAGGTAGAGGGTCTAATGGAGCGTTGCACGGAATGACTAAGTTTCACGTGGAAGAAGCACCCGTGAATGAGTTCTTCTTGGAGTACATAGCACGACCACAGACAGCAGAGATATTCTTTGAGGATGTACTGATGGCGTGTGTTTTTTATGGGATGCCACTATTAGCAGAGAACAACAAACCTCGTTTGCTGTATCACTTTAAGAATAGAGGGTACAGAGGGTTCTCTATGAACAGACCTGATAAGACGTATGCGAAGTTATCAAAGACCGAGCGAGAGCTTGGAGGTATTCCAAACTCATCGGAGGATGTTAAACAAGCACACGCATCAGCAATAGAGTCGTACATAGAGAAGCACGTAGGATTAGATTTAGCCAATACGTACAGACCATCGGATGAAATGGGTACTATGCCGTTCATTAGGACATTGGAGAATTGGGCTAAATTTGAGATTGATAACAGAACGATGTATGATGCTGCTATCAGCTCAGGATTAGCGATTATGGCGAATCAAAAACACCTCTATGTTCCTGAGAAAAAAGAATCGAAAATAAGTATTAACTTCGCAAGATACAGTAATGATGGAAATATAAGCCAATTAATTCAATGAAGAAAGATATACAAATTGAAATATTTAATACGACCTTCCCAAGTCAGATGGCTTCCGATGCAGAGAAAGCATCAGAGCAGTTTGGTTTGCAGGTAGGTCAGGCTATTCAGTATGAGTGGTTCAGAAAGGATGGTACGTCGTGTAGGTATTACGCACAGTGGAGAGATTTCCATCACGTTCGTTTATATGCACGTGGGGAGCAGCCTGTTGGGAAGTACAAGAATGAATTAGCTATTGATGGAGATTTGTCTTACTTGAATTTAGATTGGACACCCGTTCCTATTTTACCAAAGTTTGTTGACATCGTAGTAAATGGTATGTCAGACCGTTTGTTTAAGGTCAAGGCATACGCTCAGGATGCAATGTCACAGGCAAAGAGAAGCAAGTATCAGGATTTGATTGAATCGGAAATGGTAGCAAAACCTGTTCTTGATATTATCAAAGAGCAGTCAGGCATCAATCCATTTGTTGCTAAAGAAGAAGAGATACCTAATAATGACGAAGAGCTTTCTTTGTATATGCAGTTGAAGTACAAACCTGCTATCGAGATTGCAGAGGAGGAGGCTATCAATACCATATTTGACGAAAACCATTATCAAGATACTCGTAAGCGTCTTGATTATGATATGACGGTATTAGGTATTGCTGTAGCAAAGCACGAGTTCTTGCCGGGTGCAGGAGTAAAGGTTTCTTATGTTGACCCTGCTAATGTGGTTTATAGCTATACGGAAGACCCATACTTTAGAGATTGTTTTTATTGGGGAGAGATTAAAACGATTCCTGTTACTGAATTATTAAAGATTAATCCATCACTAACAAAAGAAGACTTACAGGAAATTACAATGTATAGTCAAGGTTGGTATGATTACTATAATGTTGCACAATTTTATCAAAACAGTTTATTCCATCGTGATACCTGTACCGTTCTTTACTTCAATTATAAGACTACCAAGAAGATGGTTTATAAGAAGAAGATTCTTGAGAATGGAGGAACGAGAGTAATAGAGAAAGACGATAGCTTTAATCCTCCTAACGAGATGATGGAGGAAGGTCGTTTTGAGAAGATGGAGAAAACGATTGATGTTTGGTATGAGGGTGTAATGGTGATGGGAACAAACATCTTGATAAAGTGGGAGATGAGTGAGAATATGGTTCGTCCTAAGTCTGCTTCTCAACACGCTATACCAAACTATGTGGCTTGTGCTCCTCGTATGTATAAAGGGGTTATTGAGTCGTTAGTAAGAAGGATGATTCCTTTTGCTGATTTGATTCAGATTACACACTTGAAGTTACAGCAGGTAATTGCACGAACAGTTCCTGATGGTGTATTCATTGATGCTGATGGATTGAATGAGGTTGACTTGGGAACAGGCAACGCTTATAATCCTGAGGATGCTTTACGACTATACTTCCAAACAGGTAGTGTTATTGGTCGAAGCTATACGCAGGATGGCGAGTTTAACAATGCCCGTGTTCCTATTACGCAACTCACATCTAATTCGGGGGCTTCTAAGACACAAATGTTATTGGCGAACTACAATCATTACTTAGATATGATTCGCTCTGTAACGGGATTAAATGAGGCGAGAGATGGTAGTATGCCTGACCCTAACTCATTAGTTGGTGTTCAGAAGTTGGCAGCGTTAAACTCAAATACGGCTACACGCCATATCCTTGAGTCAGGATTGTTTATCTTCAGAACATTGGCTGAGGCGTTGACATATCGTGTGGCTGATATTCTTCAATATGCTGACTTTAAGGATGACTTTGCTAATAAGATTGGAAAATATAATGTATCTATCCTTAATGATATTAAAGACCTTTACATTTATGACTTTGGTATATTCATAGAGGTATCTCCTGATGAAGAGCAGAAAGCACAGCTTGAAGCTAACATTCAGATAGCATTATCAAAAGGAGATATCAATCTTGAGGATGCTATTGATATCCGTGAGATTAAGAACCTTAAACTTGCTAATCAGTTGTTGAAACTAAAGAGAACGCAGAAGCAGGATAGAGAGGAACAAATGGAGATGCAGAAACAAGCGATGATTTCTCAGCAGCAGTTAAAATCTCAGGAGTTGGCAGCACAGACAGCAATGCAAAGTATTCAAGCAGAAGGTCAGATGAAGATGCAGGTGAAACAAGCTGAGATATCTTTTGAGATTGAGAAGATGAAAGCAGAGGCTGAACTGAAAAGAATGTTAATGGCTGAGGAGTTCAACTATACTATGCAGATAAATGGTATTAAGGAAACAAAGAAAAATCAAATAGAACAAGAAAAGGAGAAAGCAAAGAAGGACCGTATCAGTCTTCAGAATACACAGCAGTCAAAGTTGATTAACCAACGTAAGAATAACCTTCCTCCAATGAGCTTTGAATCTAACGAGGACAGCTTGGATGGCTTCGATATGGCTGAGTTTGAGCCTCGATAAAACATTAAAAAATATTACATAACTTTGTAACAAACTAAAATCAAATCAAATGGAATTTAAAGTAAGAGCATTAGACACTGAACCAAAGAGTGTTCAGGAAATAGAAAAGGTGTTGCTTGAGAAACACGAACAGGAAATGAATAACGAAACTCCTGAGAATGTAGTAGAGCAACCACAACAAGAAGTAGAGATTCCACAAGAGCAATCTGTGGATTTAAAAGAAGAAGACGTTCTTTCATATATTGGAAAAAGATACAATAAGCAGATTAACTCATTCGATGAGTTAATGGCTGAACGTAAAGAATCGGAAGAGCTACCCGAAGATGTAGCTGCCTATCTTAAATATAAGAAGGAAACGGGCAGAGGATTTGATGACTTCCTTAAATTAAATAAGGACTACGACTCAATGGACTCGGATGATTTACTAAAGAATTACTTGCTTTCTACTCAGGAAGGGCTTGACGAGGATGATGTAGATGTGATGATGGATGAGTACCGATACGATGAGGACCTTGATGATGAGTCAACGGTAAAGAAAGTAAAGATTGCAAAAAAGAAAGTTGTCGCTGAAGCAAAGAAATACTTCAACACTCAGAAAGAGAAATACAAGATGCCGCTTGAGTCAAGTGGATTATCAGTTTCTAACGAAGAGAAAGAGCAGTATGAATTGTATAAGCAATATCTTAGTGAGGCTAAGACCGTAGAAGAAGAAAACAACCGTAAAAGAGGTTGGTTTGAGCAGAAGACAAATGAAGTTTTTAGTAACGAGTTCAAAGGTTTTGAATTTAATATTAACGACAAGAAAATTTCCTTCGCTCCTTCAGATGCTGCTGAGTTAAAGAAACTTCAATCAAACCCATCAAACTTTATCAATAAGTTTTTGGATGAGAATGGACTTATCAAAGACGCAGCAGGATACCATAGGTCTTTGGCAGTAGCGATGAACCCTGAGAAGTTTGCAAAACACTTCTACGAACAGGGGTTGGCTGATGCAACGGAGGATGTAATGCGTAAGACTAAGAATATCAATATGTCTGAACGCAGAGCACCCGAAGTTACTAAGTCTAATGACGGTTTTCAGGTTAGAGCTGTGAATCCTGACTCCGGAAGAAACTTAAAAATTCGCAGTGCAAAACGAATATAAATAATTTAAAAACTTAAAACAAAATGGCATCAGCTTTATTGAACAATCCCACGTATGCCCTGCAACCTGCACCGGAGCAAGTGGCATTACAAACAAACTACATTACTAACTTCAACTTCTTAAATCAGTATCTTCCTGATACATACGAGAAAGAATTTGAGCGTTATGGTAATCGTACAATCGCATCTTTCTTACGTATGGTAGGAGCAGAGATGCCGTCAAACTCTGACCAAATTAAATGGGCAGAACAAGGTCGTTTACATATTAAGTATGTGAGCGTAGGAACAGCAGCAGTAGCAACAAATGATACAGCTACATTCCAAGTGAATGACGCAGGTGTTACTTATGTAGCTATCCGTGTTGGTCAAACAGTAATGATTCAGGTGAACGCTACAGGTGAGTTCAACAAAGCAATCGTTAC